CCCCCTCTGGTGCACACTTGCTCACAATTGTAAACATAAGCCCGATGTTCATGTTTACACTGTCAACATCGGCTCTCGTGTGTACACGTGTCAGACCGAATGCAGACACGAGGCCAGAGGATCTTAAGCAAGAGTCATGCCAGTCTCAAGTTGGCACAGTTATTGCTTAAGGGAGAAGGGGGTCGAGAAAAGACACGGGGGGGGACTTGAGCACACTGGATTATCATAGGTAGGCACTCAGGCACAAAAAAGTACCATTTTAGTCGGCCCTGACCGAGGCTTTAGTTTCTTTTTTTGGCTATAAGTTGACTCTTTTCAACGAAAGTCCTCCCTAGTTGACGAAAGAAAAAGAAATCAAAGGGGAACTTTGACCCTAAACAGAGTCTAAATACTATGACTAATTAAAGGGTATGCAGATATGACACTAAGTAGGCTTAATGCAGTCTATAGGTACGTTAACACTGTTTTAGGTAGAGACATTAAAGGATAGCCTTAAGTTTATTTAGTCTTAGGTATTGCAATTTGGTCTAAAATATGATATAATATTGTATATTATGTACTTAAGTAAAGAAGAAGAGGGAGGAGTGGTTGTAACCCTCTAGCTTCTGTAAGATTTAAGAGTAAGTTCTTAAAGATTCAGTGTGTAGTACTAAAGTTAAGGACACAAGTCTACTTATGTATACATAAGGCCATCTATCTATCTATTTCTCTTCCCATAAGAATACATTTAAGGATAACCTGATCATGTCAGACCCTGATGTCCCTAAAAAACGAGGGAGACCTACGAACAAAGCCCTTGCGGCTAATAAGCAAGGAGGGAAGAAAGGTCAAGTTGGTCGTCCGAAGGGCGATGCAGCTATAATCAATGAATATAAGTCCCGGATGCTCTCTAGTCCTAAGTCTGTAAAGGTTCTTGAGTCAATCTACGCTGCTGCTCTTAACGATGAACACAAGAACCAAGCGTCTGCTTGGAAACTCATCTTAGACAGAGTAGCCCCTCTCTCCTACTATGAAAAAGACCAGAAAACTGGAGGTAGAAATAGTATAAGTATCTCTATAACAGGGGTAGGTGGGGAAACTTCTATAGTCGGTGGCCCTAGAGACCCAATAGATGGAGATTATGAAGATGTTTAAGTATTTCCAACTATCAGACTTTGATTGTCAGGAGACAGGGGAAAATGAAATGTCTCCAGACTTTATTCATAGGCTTGACCATCTTCGTGACTGTTGTGCCTTTCCTTTTGTTGTGTACTCTGGTTATCGTTCTCCTAAACATTCGCTCGAATGTACTAAAGTCACACCGGGAACCCATGCACAAGGAATAGCTGCTGACATCCGCTGTACAGAAGGCATCAACAGAAGAAAGCTAGTGAGGTTGGCGCTAGAGCAAGGCTTCGGTGGAGTAGGCACAGCGAAGAGCTACGTGCACATAGACGACAGGAAAACAATCCCTGTCCTATGGACTTACTAGTTGACGGACTTAAGCATATCTCTATTGCCTTGGCAGCAACAAGTCTGGGAGAACCCAACACGCTTTGAGGTCATAGCCGCAGGTAGACGGGTGGGTAAGTCCCGCTTTGCTGCTTACAAGATGTTCGTTAAGGCTCTGGACGGAAAGAATGGCTCTGTATTCTACGTGGCCCCTACGCAAGGTCAGGCCCGTGATATTATGTGGAAATTGTTGCTAGAGATAGGTGGGTCTATTATAGCCAAAGCGCACATCAACAACCTTGAGATAACCTTAATAAACGGGACTAGTATCTACCTTAAGGGTGGGGATAGGCCAGAAACAATGCGAGGTATTAGCCTCAAGTATCTTGTTCTGGATGAGTACGCAGACATCAGACAGGACGTATGGGAACAGATCCTAAGACCTGCCTTGGCTGACCAGAAGGGGGATGCCTTGTTCATAGGTACGCCTATGGGCCGTAACCACTTCTATGATTTGTACAAGTACGCAGAATTAGGGGATGATGATCAGTACAGGGCATGGCACTTCACCAGCTACGATAATCCTATGCTCGATGAAGCAGAGATTAACTCCGCTAAGAAGTCCATGTCTTCCTTTGCTTTCAGACAGGAGTTTATGGCGTCCTTTGAAGCCATGGGCTCAGAGATGTTCAAAGAGGACTGGGTTAAGTTCGGAGAAAAACCCAAAGGGGCTGGTGACTACTACATAGCCATCGACTTAGCTGGCTTTGAGGATGTCTCCAAAAAACGTAAGAAAAAGTCTACTCTGGATAATTCAGCGATTGCTGTAGTCTACGTCAACGAGAATGGATGGTTCGTAGAGAACATGATCTACGGACGATGGACTCTCGACGAAACAGCCACTAAGATCTTTCAGGCTGTCAGAGACTACAAGCCTATGTCCGTAGGCATCGAAAGAGGCATAAGCAAACAAGCTGTAATGTCTCCGCTGATGGACTTGATGAGGAGACAGTCATTCTTCTTCAATGTGGTAGAGTTGACGCATGGAAATCAGAAGAAAACAGACAGGGTTATGTGGGCGTTACAAGGTAGATTCGAGAACGGGTTAGTCACTTTAGCTGAGGCTGATTGGAACGTAAGATTCTTAGACGAGTTATTCCAGTTCCCTGATCCATTGACTCACGATGACCTCATTGACTCCCTAGCCTACGTTGATCAGATGGCTAAGGTTGCTTATGAGGGCAACTGGGAAGAATACGATACGTACGAACCACTAGACGCAATTTCAGGATTCTAAGCAATATGGATGACTACAACGAAGGTGGTTTACAGAGTAGGTCAATGGATGAGACCCTAGAGGATTGGGTCATGTCCAAGTGTAATATATGGCGTGATCACTATGAATCTAATTACTCTGAAAAGCACGATGAGTACTATAGGCTCTGGAGGGGTATTTGGGCTAAACAGGATGTTACTCGTGCTTCAGAACGCTCACAGATAATTTCCCCTGCGCTCCAGCAGGCAGTTGAGTCTTCTGTCGCTGAAGTCGAGGAGGCTACCTTCGGTCGAGGGACGTTCTTCAACGTAACTGATGACATGGATGACCCAGAGAAAGAAGACGTAGCTGATATGCGCCGTAGGTTACATCAGGACTTCGGTAGAATGAAAGTCAGAAAGTCAGTCGCTGAAGTCCTCATCAACTCCGCTGTCTACGGGACAGGGATTGCTGAAGTTATCATTCAAGAAATAAAGGAAATGAAGCCAGCTACTCAGCCTATAATGGAGGGGCAGATGTCAGCCATCGGCGTCAACATTACGGACAGGACTGTCGTATCCTTACAGCCTGTGCTGCCTAAGCATTTTCTCATTGATCCACTGGCGACTTCAGTCGATGATGCGTTAGGGTGTGCCGTAGATCGCTTTGTAGCTAAGCACTCGATTGAGGCGTTACAGGAGGCGGGTGTCTACAGGGACGTGTACATAGGTACTGCTGCTGCTGATAGTGATTTAGAGGTTGATCCTGAAGAAATAGGAACTATCTTGTCTGATGATAAAGTCAGACTGACTAAGTACTTCGGCCTCGTTCCCCGGCATTTGTTGAAGAAGGCAGAGGAACTCAAGTACTCTGATGACGATGAGGCAGTCAAGGAAGTCAACGGTCTAGCGGGAGAACTTGATTACTCTGACGAAGATACAGAAAACGAAGACACAGACTACTACGTTGAAGCCATCGTCATCATAGCCAACGAAGATACCTGCTTGAAGGCTGAAGCTAATCCGTTTATGATGCAGGATCGCCCTATCGTCGCCTTTGCTTGGGATGTTGTGCCTAGTAGGTTCTGGGGTCGAGGTATCTGTGAAAAAGGATACAATAGTCAGAAGGCGCTGGACGCAGAGATCAGGGCACGCATTGATGCACTGGGTCTGACTGTTCATCCTATGATGGCTATGGACGCCACTCGAATCCCTCGTGGCTCTAAGCCAGAGATTAGGCCCGGTAAGCTGCTATTGACTAACGGCAACCCTGCTGAGATTTTACACCCTTTTAACTTCGGTCAAGTAAGTCAGATCACGTTTGCCCAAGCGGATGCTTTGCAAAGGATGGTACAGACTTCTACTGGTGCCGTAGACTCCACAGGGCCGTCTGTCGGTCAAGGTGGAGGTGATACTGCTGCCGGTATCAGCATGTCGCTTGGGTCTATCATTAAGCGCCACAAGCGCACCTTGATAAACTTTCAAGAGTCTTTTTTGATCCCTTTTGTTGAGAAAGCAGCTTATCGCTATATGCAGTTTGATCCTGAACATTATCGGTCACAGGATTATAAGTTCAACACGACGTCATCTTTAGGCATTATGGCTCGTGAGTACGAGGTTACACAGCTCGTGCAGTTATTACAGACTATGCCTGCTGAAAGCCCCCTGTACCCCTCTCTGGTTAAATCAATCGTAGAGAACATGAACCTCTCTAATCGAGAAGAATTACTGAAGACCCTTGAGACCGCAGGCCAGCCAACCCCTGAGCAACAACAAGCCCAACAACAAGCCCAACAGCAACAGGCTGAGTTCCAAGCATCACAGACAGCAGCCCTAAACGGACAAGCTAAAGAATCAGAGGCACGAGCAGAGAAGCTGAAAGTAGAGGCCCAGTTAATGCCTGCTGAACTTGAAGTATCTAAGATGAAGGCCGTTACTACTAACTTGAACGCAGGGAATGCAGATGACAGGGAGTTCGAGAAGAGGCTAAAGATCGCTGACCTTAAGTTACGTGAAGATGCAGACCGCAGAAAAAATGAAAGAGAGGATCGAAAAGAGGCCAGAGAATCAAAGCCTAATGTAGCTGAGGATGCGCTTATGGCCCAGTTGTCTTCTGTCAATGCTTAGCTAACGTCAGATTACTGAGGTAAGCCTGAAGCAAGGGACAGGGGGACAAGGGTGACGAGGGAGACCAAGGCAGAACAGGAAGACAGGGAGAAAAGGGCGCAAAAGGTTCACAAGGCCCTCAAGGACTCAAAGGCTCTGATGGAAAGAGAGGAGCGTCTGGTGCCCAAGAGCAGGATGGGGATGTGTGGACATATACTGTGGATGTTTCTATGGACATCGACGGTCATTTGGTTGTCCCTTTATCCAGCGGGGTAGTTTAAAGTTATAGGTAGATAAATCCAACCACCAGCAACCGAGGCAATCTTAATGATCTCACAACGTACTTTCAACGATGCATTAGAACAAATTAACGTAGCTTTTGCTGCTTTAGCTTCTCGCGTAGAGGCCCTAGAATCGGAGGTATCTGATCTGAAGGCACAGCCCAAGACAGAAGTCAAGAAAAAGACACTGACTTAATAAGGCCAATGTGATATAAGATGGAGGTAACGTAAGACATTTCCGTTATAAACAAACTAATCAACTGTCCAGACTACCGGAGAAACAGATGCAGAATGGAACACAAGACACACGAGACCTAGAAGTCTACTACGATGCAATGGCAGATCTCTTTGCTTCAGAAGGCTGGAAGTACTTCATCAAGGACATCCACGCTGGTGCAACACAGCTTAACTCAGTAGAACACACCAAAGACTTAGAAGACCTTTTCCATAGGAAAGGACAACTCGCAGTCATGGCTAACGTTCTAAACTTAGAAACACAGCTAGTGGTACTACGGGAACAGGCAGAACAGGAGACTGAATAAGTGCGAAGGATGTACGAATTCACCTGTTCAGATGGCCATAAAACTGAGTCCTTAGTCTCCCAAGAGACAAGGGCTGTTCCCTGTAAAACCTGTGCCCTAACAGCACAAAGAATTATCTCTGCTGTCAGACCGAAGCTCGATCCTATCTCTGGGGATTTCCCCGGCGCTACGATGAAGTGGGCTAAGGGGAGACAGAAGCAGATACTACATGAACGGAAGTACAACCCCGAAGGTTAGTGGGCACTTCCACCTTAGATTAACAACAATCTTTCCTCCATAATACGTCAGAGTACGGAGTTTGATAATGGCAATACTTATAGAAGAGCGTCTAGTAACACAGGACGATGACGAAGACCAGACAGAGTTTTCAGAAGTTGGTTCAGATGAATCTCAGGTAACTGAGTTAACCCATACAGAAGACAATGAAAACGAAGGCATCCCAGACAAGTACAAAGGCAAGACTGTACGGCAGATCGTACAGATGCACCAAGAAGCTGAGAAGCTCTTAGGTCGCCAGAGTTCTGAAGTAGGGGATCTGCGTAAAGTCGTTGACCAGTACATCCAGACACAACTCGTTCCACAACAGAACAATAACTATCAGTCTTCTGTGAATCAAGAGCAAGAGGAAGAAACAGACTTCTTCTCTGACCCAGAGACAGCCGTTCGACGAGCAATAGACAACCACCCTGATATTAGGAAGGCTAAAGAAGACAACGTGCGCTCTTACAAGAGTAACGCACTGGCTCAGCTACAGTCTAAGCACCCAGAGATGTCAAACATCTTAGGTGATCCTGCCTTTGGGGAGTGGGTTCAAAGCTCTAAGATACGCACTAAACTGTTTATTGAGGCAGACCAGAAGTTTGATTATGACTCCGCAGATGAACTCTTTTCTAACTGGAAAGAACGCGGGAACATGGTTAATCAGACAGTCGCAGCAGAAAAACAGAATAGAAAGCAAGCTGTAAAGAGTGCTTCAACAGGAACCGCCACAGGCAGTTCTGAAGCCTCCTCTAGGAAGATTTATAGACGGGCGGACATTATTAAACTCATGAAAACTGATCCAGACCGTTATCAGATGCTGTCAGATGAAATTCTACAGGCATACAGTGAAGGTCGGGTCAAAAGCTAAACCCAACTCTAACTATTATTTAGGAACACATATATTATGGCTACTTCAGTTTATCCCGCTACTGGCGGGTTTGTAGGCAATACAGACGCAGCGACGTTCATTCCAGAAATATGGTCTGATGAAATCATTGCGGCTTATCAGAAATCTCTCGTCTTGGCTCCTCTGGTTAAGAAAATGTCTATGAAAGGTAAGAAGGGTGATACGATTCATATCCCTAAGCCAACTCGTGGCTTTGCTACAGCCAAGGCTGAGAACACAGCAGTAACCCTTCAGAATGCTACTGAATCTGAGATCGTGGTTACTATCAACAAGCACTTCGAGTATTCACGGATCATCGAGGATATCACCGAAGCACAAGCACTGTCCTCTTTGCGTCAGTTTTACACAGGTGACGCAGGCTACGCTCTGGCTACTCAGGTCGATACTGACTTGGCTAACTTGGGTAAGTCCTTCGGCGACGGTGATGCTTCTGACTGGGTACATAGTAATGTGTACTTTAATGATGCGTCTACTGGTTTAACCTTGTACACCATTGACACATTGATCACTGCTGACGTCTTTACCGATGCGGCTTTCCGTGCGTTGATTCAGAAAATGGATGATGCTGACGTTCCTATGGACAACCGTTCATTCGTCATGCCTCCTTCACTCCGCAACAACATCATGGGCGTTGATCGTTATGTATCTACAGACTTCGTAGATGGCCGTGCTGTTGTTAACGGGCGCTTGGGTAACCTGTACGGTATTGATCTGTACGTCACCACTAATGCTCCTACGCTTGAGACTGCTGCTGAGAATTCTGCTGGTGGTATCGTTCGAGGTGCACAGTTGTTTCATCGGGATACTAGTGTCTTGGCTGAACAAGTTTGTGTACGTTCACAGACTCAGTACAAGCAAGAGTTCTTAGGTACTCTGTATACCGCTGACACGCTGTACGGCGTTAAGGTATGTCGTGCTGAATCAGGCTTCGTACTGGCTGTTAATGGCTAGTAGTCAGTCCCTCTGGGGGTCTCAGGAACACTTGAGTCCCTCAGAGGGGTTTTTTACTTAGGGTTTTGTTTACATCAGAGTCCTAAGTAAAGATCCCCAAAACCCTCCCTCCTTTTCCCAGCCCCAAGGCAAAACATGAGCAACTACACAAAGACTACAGACTTTGCGGCCAAGGATGCCTTAGCCACAGGAACACCAGCTAAAGTAATTAAAGGGACAGAGTTTGATGCAGAGTTCGATGCAATACAGGTTGCCAATAACAGCAAAGCAAATAGCGCCTCTCCTACGTTCACAGGGACTGTCGTGTTACCTATTGCCACTCTGGGCGGGGCAACTACTGTCTCTGCTGGTGTTGCCTTTAAGACTAATACGATTGACGAGACTACAGCAGGCTCAGGGGTTACTATTGACTCTGTTTTGCTTAAGGACGGTATCGTAGATGGTAGAGACGTAGCGGCTGATGGCACTAAGTTAGACGGCGTAGAGGCCCTAGCTGATGTAACAGACGTTACTAACGTAACAGCCGCCGGTGCGCTGATGGATAGTGAGTTGACCTCCCTTGCCTCTGTCAAGGCTTTAAATCAGGGTGTATCAACTTCAGATAGCCCTTCGTTCTTTGCCTTAACGGGCACACTACTGACAGCAGCACAACCAAACATAACCTCGCTGGGCACCATAGCCAGCCTAGTGGCCACCACAGCCGATATTAACGGCGGTACTATAGACGCTACCACAATAGGTGCTACTACTGCTTCTACAGGAGCCTTTACTACTATATCAGCGACGGGTGCCTTCACAACTACTTCTACTGTAGATGGACGTGATGTTGCTACAGATGGCACTAAACTGGACGGTATAGAGGATAGTGCAGACGTAACGGACACAGCTAATGTCACCAGTGCTGGTGCGTTAATGGATTCTGAGTTGACTTCCATAGCGTCTGTTAAGGCATTAGATCAAGGTGTTGCTACTACGGATAGTCCTACGTTTGCGGATGTTACGGCTGACTCTCTAGACATCTCAGGCGACATAGACGTAGATGGCGTTACTAACTTGGATGTTGTGGATATTGATGGAGCTGTAAACTTT